CCCCCTCGATTGAAATTGCACCACTTCTGATAGTCAATGCTCCAAATCTTGCAACATAACCATCTTTGCCAAGTTCATCAATGAAATCATCAAGCATTTTTTGTAGTTTTTTAGCTTTGATCTCTTTACGTCTTTGGAGTTCTTCCTCAATCTCCTTTTTAATGGCAATGAGATATTCCTTTTCATATCTTTGAACATTATCTGTTAAAATCGTTTTCATGTTAATCCTCCTTGTTTTCAATCTGTTTGCTATTGAATTTATCAACATCTTTATTTATCTTTTTAGCAATTCGATTGATTTTTAACTTCAACAGCATAATTTGCACTATATCAACAAAAGAACAAACCAAACATGCAACGATAATTAACAAAATCACTAACAAACCAACTGCCAATAAAACACCGATAACCGTTCCTAACCCATTTAATACTGTGTTCATAAATTTTCCTCCTAGATTATTTTTGCTTTTCTTAATTCATTGAACAAATCTTCAAGAACATTTACTACGATACTGTTGCCAGCCATCTTGTAAAGCTGTGTATTTGAGATTTTGTTTTCTACAAGAACATCAATATCTTTGTCATCAAAACCCATCAATCTGAAACATTCCTTTGGTGTCAATTTACGGATTCGCATCGTGTCATTTTTGACTTTAAGAAACTTAATGTTTGCATCAGCAGGCAGATCACTGCAAATATAATTTGATGTATCGCATCTTGTATTCCCCTCTCGTGTGGTTATCGTTGATGCGATTGTTTTATTTATGATTGACTTTGTATCGCTTGTGATGTATTTGCTGTTATTTGATGTGATATAATTCATCATCTTATCACTGAGATAATACTTTTCATCTACATCATCTTCCAAAAAATCAAACAATGTTGCTACCTGTTCAAATTGTGGTGGGAATATGAACTCATATGTATCAATGTCTTTTCTGATTGATACAATAAAAACTCTTTCACGATGCTGTGGTATTCCATGGTCTTTTGCATCAAGAATCTGATAATAGCTGTTGTACCCTGCATTTTTCAATGATTCAAGCACCGTGTTAAATTCTTTTGTGTATCGTTTGCTCGTTAGTGCTTTAACATTTTCGGCTATGGCAACCTTTGGCTTTGTATCTTCGATAATTCTCAATGCTTCAAAAAATAATCCACTTCTTGTACGATTGCCTTTTTCATCTTCAAACCCTTTCTTTTTGCCTACCAATGAAATATCCTGGCAAGGAAACCCATAAGTAATCAGATCAATATCGCTCAATCTTGACGTATCAATCTTTGTAACGTCCTTAAGATTCTTATCTTCACTGACTCCATGAATGAGCGAATACGACTTGCTTGCGAACTTGTCAATCTCACAATAATTTACCAGATCATATTCAATTCCAATATTTTCAAGTGCCTTTTCAAAAGCACCAATACCACTGAATAAACTTAATAAATTCATAAATTTTCCTCCTTATTGTAATCTGCTGTCAAATCAACAGAAAATATAAAAGCATCTCTGAAATGGTCAATGAAATGTACATATTTATCTTTGCACAATGCCATATAATAGCCATTTGATAATGGTTCAATTCTAGGAGCACAATCTTCTTCTGTAAGAAGAACCATCTTCAAATCAAAATTACTGCATAAATTAAGTAATGTTTCCAATTTAACCAATTTTCTTTCTTCCACGGTTCCAGCCCCCTCTTGTCTCTTTCTTGCTTTCTTCTGATTCACGATATTTGTTTAAACATTTCCAACTGCATACATAGTGGATTTTGCCCTTAGCATAATACTTGTACACCCAGCCACTCATTGACTTTGGTATTACAAACTTTTCTCCACAGATAGGACATTTGCAGTTTTTGATAAACTTCAATACTTTCTTTTCTTTTTTCATTTTATTTCCTCCTCGATTTCTATATATTATTATATACTATTTTCAATAGATTTCAACACTTTATTGTATAGGCATGTTGAAAACTTTCATTTTTTCGCTAAAATGAGGTTGTAGAGGTTTTTTTAGACTACATGTTTTTCCCCTCTACGTTCATTTCCTCTCTTATATTATTAATCCCTTAAATGGGAAATAGCACCTTGATTATAATGAGGTGCTATTTTCTTTTGTCATTTCCTGTAAAGTATACTTTAGAGAAATGCTCATAGGTTCTTGATACAAAACGTTCGCCATATCGCTTTTTAAAGTCTCCCTCATTCAGATTCGTTGTAATAATTGTAGGTTTCATCTGCGACATGCGATTTTCCAATAGTTGCGTGATGCGTTCTCTTGAATCATCATTGTTGCTTTCTGTACCCAAATCATCTAAGATAAACAAATCGCACAATTTATAGTCCTGTATTGCCTTGTAAACGTCCTTATCGTTGGTAGTATATGATTGTCTTATCATGTCGTAAACCTCGCCAGATTGTACAAATTTAACCAAATAGCCACCATCTAGGACTTCCTTTGCCACCTTGCAGGCACTCATGGTTTTACCTACCCCACAATTTCCAAAATAGATAATTCCCTTTCGTGTCTGCTTGTTGAATTTTCTAGCCCAATTCATAGCGAATTGATGTTGCTTGACATTCCCACCAACAAATGTTTTTTCTAACATTTCTAATTGCAGTTTTTTCATGCCACACGATTGGAAAACTGCTTTTTTTGATTCTTCATCGATTTTTGCAGAAACTCTAATATCTTCTATTTCTCGCTCACGCTCAATTTCACAAGAACACTGTGTAATATAATCAATCTTTGTTTCTGGTATCTCTGGTGCAATATATCCATAACAATGATATTTGATGCCACCACAGATAGGACATACTTCAAAGATTTCTCTTTTTACGTTAGGAAATCTATCCTGCATTGTCTTATTTAATGTCTTTTCATCATTTGTACCTACTCGCATTTTAATCTAACCCCAACTTTCCATTTCTTTCTCCAATTCTAGATTGGACTGCTCAACCAATTTCATGTATTCATCTGAATTGTAATAATCGGTATCTACATTTTTTGATGTATCAATAGATACATTCTGATTAAGATAACTTTCAAACTTAGTGCCGAATAACGTTTCTGGTCTTAAATACTGCTCCATTTTTGTATCTAACCATTCAGCCGTCTTGTTATCAATAACCTTTTTGAAATCATCTACTGTAAATCCCTCATTCATTCTGGCATTAATAAGAGATTTTGTTTTTCTTGTTGATGCTCTATAATTCTTGCTTGTCTTTGAATTAAGATATTCAACAATTTCAACAATAGTCGAGTAACTCGACAATGTATTATTATTATATTTATTAATATCTTTATATGTATAATTATTATTATTGTGTAAAGTTTCTTTACACCCCCTGTCAAATTTTTTTACACCCCCTGTAAAGTTTTTTGACACCCCCTGTAAAGTTTTTTGACACCCTGTAAAGTTAGGACGGATTGCTCTGTACTCGATAAACTTTTGGTTTCCTACATTGACTTCTCTCTTATCAATCAATCCTTTGCTTTGTAATGATTTAAGATTATTAATGACACTTTGACGTGATAACTTAGCCCAATTACCTAAATATTGTTGTGAGCCATTAAAACAACCTTGATTACCTTGTGAAAATCCATAAATGATAGCATAAATAATCAATTCATTATGATTTAAATCCAACTCATTTACCATAAACGACTGAATAACAATATATGTACCATCTTCTACTTTGTTCATAATCATCACCCCTTGTTTTCATTTTTTTCTTCTTTAAGATAACCAAACTTTTTTAACTCATTTAACGTATTGTTAATAGCAATCTTATCTTCCTTACAAAAACTTGCAACCAATCCATTTATAGAATAATCGCAATCATCTGGCAAAGATAACATCAATGTTAAAAGCCCCTTTGCTTCTAATGACATTTCTTTTTCTTTGAGATACCTATTATTGATAATTGTATAATCTGAAAATTCTTTTGCTCTTACTACCATATGCCATTATTTCCTCCTATTTTACTCCCGACTCAATTCTTTCAACTTCTTCTCTTTTGATGCGATATTCTCCACCCAAATCAAACTTTTTTAACTCTCCTTTTTTAATCATTCTGTAAATAGTCATTTTTGATACGGACCATCTTTCCATTAAATCCTTAATTGTAAAAATTTCTTTCATTTTATTTGTCCTCACTTTCATCAATATCATATAGATAAATAACTTTATCTATGAAATAGATACAATCATTTTTATTAATTTCACCTGCACCATATCTACTGATAATATCCTTTATATCATCAAATTCTTTTTTGGTGACAGCATGTATCTTAAAAAATATTTTTAAGATTTCCATTGCATCTGCACAATCCCTAAACTTATTCAAATGTCTTTTGATTATGATACATAATTCATCACTCAAAACACTACGAATATCAGATACAACAATTTTCTTGTTCATTTCTTCTTTTGTCATTGTTATTCCTCACTTTTCTTATAGATTATATTTTTTTACTAATATTTCTCTTGCTTCATCTTTATTTGAACATAACATAGGGTTACCACCTCTTTTTTCTCTTTCATCACATTCTTTCATAATAGGGCAACTATCACATTGTATATCTTCAAAATGTGATACAAGATATTCTAACAAATCATATTTATTTAATTCCATATTTAATCCTCACTTTCTACCATATAATCTGCATCAATCCAACCGATTATGCTATCAATGTTAAGCACTCCAACCGTAGCTACACCATTGTATAATGTTAATGTCCTATTTTCTTCCCACAACTCTGTTCCTGTTGCATTAACATCTAAAATCGTTCCATCTTTCATTAATACCCTATACATTCTTTTATTCCTCCTTTAAATATGTATCAAAATATTCTTTTTCTTTATCTCCTAAATATCCATTAACCATAAGGATATTATCTTTTGCCATTTTTAATTCTTCTTGATAATTATCAATAAAATCATCATCAATATAAGAACTTTGAATATCATTATTAGATGTTTCTTCAAAATAATCTTCCAATTCGATTGGTAAAGAAAGCCAAGCCATCTCTGATGCTTCTGAACTGCTTTCAGCTAACACATAGAACACGATTTCATCTTGCAACCAATCCATACCATATAAATCAAACAATTCTTCTGGCAATTCCACATCATTAATTTTTTCATATCTAACTTCACATAAATGTAACATTTTTCATTTCCTCCATTTTTTATAAGCAGTTTTTGGTCATGCTTAGGACTCTTTTTTATAATTCATCTTTATCAATGAAATCACAACATAAATTATTTTTATACTTGTTTTCACCCATTAAATAAATATCATATTCCAAAGAATTAAATTTGAATAATGAATGTTTAACATAGATTCCTGTAAGTTCCATCATTTCTGGTGATAACTTATCAAAATCATCAAAACTGCACCATTTAAACTTTTTAAATCCCTTTTCTTCTAGTAATTCTTTATCGATATACACTTTCATTTTTTGTTTCCTCCTTATATCTCTTACAAGATTTATTATACTACCATTGTTAACAGTTGTAAACAATTATTTACAATTAATTAAAAGAAAAAGAAGCAGTTTCCTGCTTCTAATCCGTCCTTGTCTAGCTTTCCCACTGATTATTATAGCACTAATCTAAATAATTTCTATGGAAAATGCTCATGAAATCTTCTCTTGTATGCTTTTTCTCAAACGCCTTTTGACCGATTTTTTTCAATCTTAAATCCATCTCATGATTCAGATGCACACTTTCACCACTCATGTTGTGGTGTCTCGCACACAAACTGACATACAATCCATTCTCAATAGATTTTTTCCTGTTTGCTGTACCAAAAAATATTTCATGCGTATGCAGATTGAATGGAGTGCCACAGAAAAAGCATTTGCTCATATCTTTCTGAACTATTGATTTATCTCTTTTCATTTCTATTCCCCTTTCAAGATTTCAGCCCAACTTATTGTTTCAATTCCACAGCTTTCAGCCATATCCAATACGCAATCAATCAAAATAGACATTTCCTTGGTATTCATATGACTAGAACCATAATAACATCTGTAATATGCATAATCGCCCTCATACTTCAAGATTTCGACTGCCCTAAAAACCTTTTTCAAATCTTCTGATGCCTTAACAGGTGCCTTAAGAATTTCTGTCTTTGCCCCTGCTTTCCTTAAAGCAATACAATAATACTTCCATGCATCATTTGAACGTTCTCCATTGATTTTGTGGTCAATCTTTGTCAACAATTCCCACATCAACGCATTCTGCTCTATGCTCCTTTTTTTCTTGTATGCGACAAATTTAACGAAGTAGGTATTATCTATCTCTAATTGTGATAATGTCTCTCTATCAACGAAATTTTGAGCAGAAAGGGTAACAGTTAAATCGTTACCCTCTACACCAAAGCTATTCACTTTTAATTTTGCTTCCATTATCTAATTACCACGCTTTCTTCTTGATAGAACTCAACACCATCAATTTGCTTTTCGCCATTGAACATATGGGCATACTCATTTAATACTTTCATATCAATTTTCTTGATTCGGATATTACCAATCTTTTCTGGTACCTTATCCTCGTCAATAACTCGTGCTTTCCATTTCTTTCTTACATGGGTGCCACCCAATTCTACTTTAGGTTTTTGAGGTTCGATTTCTTCCTTGATTTCCACTCCAAAAATATCTTCCAATTCCTTATTCTTTTCTTCTTCCTCTAAACGCTTTTTTTCTTCTTCTAAGCATTTTTGTTCTAGTTCGTGCATATACTTACCGATTGCATCTTTAACGACCTTAGAAGCTGAATTATAAGGCTTTAGAGCTTCTTTTTCTTCTGCCACTACTTTCTTATGGGCTTTATTGGTTTCGTCCTTTAAAGGCTTATAATGAGCCTTAACCTCCTTGATGCCTTTATTGATTTCCTTTGCCAAATCATTGGCATTTTTTAATTCTTCATCATTAGTGATGCTTAATTCTTTGATTTCTGATTCGATTCTCTTTAATAATTCCATATTTTTCCTCCTATAAGGGGGCTAATTAAAGCCCCTTTATTCCTTTCTCATTTGATTTTACTGCTGTATATAAAGTTGTTAACTGCTCGTTGTTTAAATCGCTGACAACTTTTACATTATTGGCTTTCAACAATGGCTTGATGTACATTGCTACATTTTCTTTGTGTTCCTTGTACATTGCTACCAGATACTCCAACATGCTTTCTCTAGTAATCTTTTCTTCTTTCTTTGATTGAACACTTGACTGTTGTTGTTTTGCCTGTGATTGCTGTCTCTTAGCCTTGTGGTTCGTCTGGTTTGCATATGCGTCGGTATCGGCATCTTTTGTATCATCAATGTTAAACAAACCGTTAAGGGCATATTTTCTAGCATATGATGATGTTGCTCCTGTTACCTGTGAAGAATCCATACCCTTTTTTGTTTCTTCTTCTCTTGCATATGCATAGTTTGAAATAGAATTGTCGCTATCCCAATCATAAAGTGTTGCAACAGCTTTCACATATACTCTGTCATTATTTGGTAACGAACTGATTTCATCTTTGATTACAAGTGTAACCCTGTACTTGTTGCATACAGGCTTTACACCCTCTAAGATGTCCTCACATGAGCGATATTTGTACTTCCCAAAAGAATTGTACTGATTCTTTGGTGCTTTCAACTCCATCTGAATGTTGCTTAGTCTTTCATATAAAGACATTTTTTTGATTTCTTCCATCTTGATTTTTTCCTCCTCTTTTTCTTTCTACATATATATTATCATATATAAATGCAGATTTCAACACCTAATTATTATTTTTTTAACTAATTCTTCCTTATTTGTATAGATGATGTTTTTTATCTGTCTTACGCTCATGTCAAACTGATAAGCCAACTGCTCATAGGTCAATCCATCAATATATCTTCTCTTTAATATGTCTCTGTTTCTTTTATTATGGATATATTCATTTACTGCATTGGTTATAACGCTATTAGGAAATTCCCTCAAATCAATATTTTTGTCCATTTTGTGACTACCTCCTATTTCAATTTTATAACAAAAAGAAAAACGTACCAACGAATTGGCACGCTTTCCTAAAAATTAAGCACAGAGGTATTGAACTAATAGTACTTGGGCAGTACATACATATTATAGCATCATCATTTTATATTGTCAAAAACAAAAAACTCCACATTTTCATGCAGAGCATTTTGGGATAGTACAGATATACCAATCACTTTGTGTAACTTTGTGTAATAGTATTATACATTACATTTTGCTATTTTACCATAGCTGTTAGAGTTTTCCTCTTGACATGTCCTGTATTTGGTACACCATGCTTTTTCTGATATTCCTTTACTTTTGCTTCGGTTTTCTTACCAAAAATTCCATCAACTTCTTTTCCACTTAAACCTACTTTTCTCTGAATAAATTTAACGATAGTTGCTTTATGCTGAACACCTCTATATAGATGCACATCAGAGAAAGTATCTTTGGTGTTCTTTCCTAATAGTCCATCTTCGGCTAATTTTCCTTTGTAAGACACATTATAAGCGTGCTGATACTCTTTTACGGTCTTTGAGAAAGACAACTTAGGAGCCGAATTTTTAACATTTACAGTGGCATGGCCAACAGGCTCCTTATGTTCTACACTTACAGCAACAGCTGTTTTCTGTTCCGTATGAGCAAATACCCATGAGACAAACACCATGCACCAAGGATAAGCTGAACCACTCACATCTTTGCCATAGAACCATTTGTTGTACTTGACCTTATTAGAGCCAGCAGGTTTCTCTTTTGTGCCAACCTGTGATTTTGCAGTATTAACAATCATGCTTGCAGTTACTTTACCATCATAATTAGGTCGATAGAAACCACGAATGTTTTTTGTAGTGCGTGTTCTTATCATGACTTTTCCACCATTATCATTAGAAGTAATCGAGGTATTGCCCTCAACAACTTTATATCCTAAAACTGTTTTTTCAATAACAATCCCTGTATGTGATGCTCTGCCTTTTCCAAAATCAAAAAGAGCCACATCACCTTTTTTACCACTTTTCTTGTTAATAAATCTTTTATGTGCTTTAGCATAAGATTCTACTTCTGGACAGTAAGCACTTTTCTTACCACCATTGAAATAACTTAATGCATTACTCATTATCTTCATCTTCCTTTTCATCAAATTCTTTTAATAATTTTCTTAATTCGATAATGCTTTTCTGAATATCCTCCATATCACCTTTTGTGATTGTAGTATTTACATTATTTAATTTGCTTGATACAAAATCAGGCAATTCGAAACCTAGCTTATCAATGTTTTCAACAATAGATAACAATTCACATAACGTAACATACAAAGGCACAATATAATATACTTCCTGTGGTGCACTGACACAATAGCACATTACTGCACAAACGAAAATTAATGAGATTTCACCAATCTTTTTTGCCAATCCATCACGCATCTTTGAACTTCTAATGTTATGGTTTTTCCACGCTTGCGAAAGACCTGTGATAATATCGGTTCCCATCATAACAAAAGGAACGATAAATACAATATATGAATTAGCAAAGTGTACCTCTCTTAACAAAAATAATAAATCTTTAATCATGATTATTCTCCTATTTCAAAATGATATGGTTTTAGTTTCACACCAATCTCTCTTTTTATAGACGTGGAATGTATTCAGCACTGAAATTTTTTATCGAGAGCGTGCTTGCACTTTAGTAAGCTATTTTAATTCTAAGACACCTATGAATACATTGTCATTACTTAATCGGTTGCGAGTGGATAATATGTAGCCTGTGATGTTTTGGCTGAATTTAACACTCTATATTCAACTCCGGCATATACAGGAACCCATGCCCTGTTTGGACCGATAGTATTTGAGCTTGGCTGGGTTAATGTCATAACTAGAAAATTGTGAGATATATCCATTAATTCACATTTTCCTGAATTATTCCCCCAGACATGACATAAAACATAACCATCATGTGGGCATGTCCAATTTATTTGACCGGAACTATCAGGAGTTCCTACTTCATATCTTGTACCATTATGCGCATATATCATTGATTGGTTATCATAATCAATCAACGGAAGACTGCGCTGAATCATTTTTCCATAAAAATCTTTCATTACTCAACACCCGCCAATCTGTAGTCTTCACCTGTGATTTGTTTAAATTCTTCTTCTGTAATCCATTTCTTTACAACTGCATTTTTAACCTTTTTAATATCCCACATTCCTGCACGATACCAATATAGAACTTTTTCAAATTTGCTCATAGTTCAACATCTCCCATCATTGCGATATATTCTAACTTAGCTTCAATGTCTCTATCCTTTAATTCTCTTTCGGTCAAAGGTCTAATGATAAGATGTTGCTTACCATCAACTTTGAAATTGTTACTGCACATCATATTTTCATGTTTAACATCATCAATGTACACTTCAATAAGATTATCTTCTTTTAATTCATCATCAGCTACTTCTACTGCAGGAATGATGTTATTGCCGTTAAGCTCTGCTTCAAACTCAAAGCCATCAACTAATTTAACTTTCATACTTTATCCTCCTAATATGTTACTAAAATACCTGTTCACTACTCCCCAACTAAGCAGGCGAACGGACGGACGCCATCAGAGCCAGAGGCACTGTAGCTAATCGCACTGCCATTGCCGTGCACACTAGCGAAGTCAGTCGAACTACAAACATTTGTTAACCAATACCACTGTCTAATGTTGATTTTAGACTGGTCAAGTGTAAACAACTTGAATTGTGTCTTTTGAGTTCCTACATCAAAACCGTTATGACTAGCAACTCCCCATACAGAATGTCCATAAACTTGTTCTTCTGACATAAGCTCGACCCTCATATCTCTCCAAGCCAATCCGGAAGGATTGCTACCATTAACTGCATTTGCATAAAATCCCCTATGAGTTGGAATAAAAGATTCACCAAAAGCATTGTCAAAAGCAGTTCTAGCATTATCTAGATTTGTAGTATACATCTCACTTCCTGTGTAGCATCCTGTTGTAATGTTTGTCGAATTCATTTTAGCATTATATAAAATAGTATCTGGTACGATAACTACATGGTGCTTAGTAAAGATTGTATCACCGATATTGTAATAATAATCAAAATCAGCAATTCGCCAATTTACACCATTGATAGTCCAATAGTCACCAACAAATAAATCATCAAATGTACCACTAGCAATAGCTTGCTTTTGCTTGTTTGTGTATGTGTCTCCTAAATACTTGCCACGATAAATGCTTGAATGGAAACCAGCACCTGCACCATCTATTGCTTTCACCAATACATTGATTGCTGCAATACTATTCTCATTGGTTGTAATTCTAACGTTTAATCTATTAATTGCATTCGTATCGGGTGTGACTCCTCCATCGCCATTTTGTGTTGGGGGAAATACATAACTTCCTGCATCATCTAGCCCATTGACTAGGCTTTCTAAATCAGTTCTAGTCTGCACATCGGCATCATCTTCATACGTTAGCTGTTTAAAAACGTCCAGACTCTTTTTAGCAACATTCACAAGTCCATTAGTTACGGCTCCGATTGTATTAATCTGTGCACTTGCGATGGTCTGAATATCCTGTCCAACGGCATAAACCTGTGTAACTTCAATGATTGATAGTCCATCAATCTTGACATGGTAGAGTGCCATCTGATTTGTAGAAGCACTTCCATCTACGGTATCACCCTCGGTAAGTTCTGGCACATTGGCTTGCTCCTGTTGTGTCTCTGAACCTTTGACAACAACCAAATTAGCTTCTTCAATGTTCGTTTCATCATCTTTGGTGTATTCGATTGCGATAACATCAATACGTCTATATCCTGTATGTCCATTGTCAATGTTCAAATCAACATAATTGCCTTTGTCCATTTTGATGTAACGTCCTTGCATTAATGCTTCGCCGTCATACACACGAATAATGTTGTTAGAAATAACATCATATGAGAATGCATTATTTCTATCCAAGACAACAGAATCGCCACCATAAATAGCTTGCATAAGAGATGCATCATCTGTTGATTTAACATGAGGTTCTCCTGCATGACCAGTAACTAAATGTAAATTTGCCATTAATTTGTTCCTCCTACTTCATAATCAATGTTAATCTTTCCATTAATGATTTTAATGATTTTCTTGGTGATAGGTTGCCATACGCTAATGCCTGTAACGTTTTCTTTCGCTCCTACAATATCACCAATATCATAATCATAGCTATCATCTAACTTTATATCTATTTTATCACAATTATAGTATTCCTGCATTTTCTTCAAGCCATTATCAACAAGGACTGCATAATGGTCCTCACATAATTCGAAAGAATTGTCCAACTGATAATTAGGTGGTACTTCTACACTTACATCTTCATAATATGTATTTGATGCCCAATTAGGTGCAGTTTCTCTTTGTCCTGTTCTTGTATAGAAATTGTTTCTAATCCATTTGGGTGCCCTATAATATGTATATTTTGTGTAATAATGCTTTGCTTTCCATGATGGTACACTGCCATCAACTTTCTGCCCCTTTGTTTTGACTTTCTGCCAAAAATAATTGCTTAATTTTGGTACATGTTTCTTCTTTTTTGGGTGTTTCTTATTGTACGCCTTGATTTTTTCAATCTTTTTCTTATAACTGTTTATGTTATTTTCTACTGTGCTTTCAGCATAAGTTTTGCCTTTGTATTTGTAAATCTGTGGCATTGAATTCGACTCATACTGCGATTTCTTGTTTTTGTGGTAATAAGAGGTAAAATTCGTTCCCCAATCGGTCGGTTTCATGGTCTGAACTTTGTAAACATCATATGAAATCCCATCAACATTTTTCCACTGCCAGCTGGTACCATCATTATAATGATAAAAATAATCTCCATAATTGGAACCCCAATTATTGGGCTGTCTCGATTGTATTGTATAAACATCTTCCATCTGTGCCCTTACACTTTGACCATCTGATGTGAAATACTTTGTATATCCTCTTTCCCAATTGGTAGGCTTGCTGGTCAATAACTGTAATTGTGTTCCTTTATCGGTCTTATATGCCGTGTATTTTTCGCTTTCTTCACCTGTTTCAGCATTTGTTTCGATTTCCATATAATAATATTTGGCATAATTATATGACCAATCTCTCGGCTGTGATTCCAATTTTACATAATTCTTTGTTATCTGTGCATTTGAATTGTCATAAACTTCCGACACTTCATCAACACCAAACATTATCTTATTACTTTCATCTAAAATATAGTCACTATCTCTAACAGGTTCATCTGTATATCTATATGGCTGTACTCCACCATTTTCATCAGCAAACAGATGAATAACATAGCGTTCATTCAAATCACCCTGCCCCAAGCAAATAAGATGATTTACAGGGCGTGTATCTTTTTCTACGCTAAAACTCAACTGTGAGCTATCCCATTCTTCGTTAAGGGAATAATCAATAACATTCTCGATAACGATTTTAACCTTGTAACCATCATACAGAAGTCGCATCTTTTGTGGATTGGAGCCACTTAAAAGCATCTTCTGTAAACCTGTATAAACATCTGTATAGCGTTCAAACTGATAATTGATTTTAACTACATCATCAATATCATTATCCAACACTACTTCAAACAAATCATCAAGACCAAGGTATTCAATGACTTCTTTAACAGCCAAACGTGAATCATCATTAACGACTGTATAATAATCATATCCAGCTTCTGGCTGTATGATTTTATGTGCTAAAATTCCATGCCATGTACGACCTTTATATACAATCTCTTTAGCATTCAAAGAGACATTTTTCTTGTCAATGATACCTCCATACTCAGTATTGGGGATAT